AATATGCTAAGAACCAAGCAAAATGGGATGCAGCAGAAGACTGGTGTGCTGATAGAAGAATGGAATTTAAAGTACTAACGGAGGATGACTTAGGTGTCAAGTAGACTTCAATCCATTGTAGACAATCATGTTGGTACAGAAGAACCAGATGATACTATGCTGGAAATTTTAGATGCTGTACAAGATACTAAAGTTATATTACCAGAAGAAGGTGGGTTTTATACCTTTGTATATCTACCAAAGACTCCTAATATAGAGTATGATGAATTTCCTCTAATAGCATGTATGGAATTAAAACAATGGGGTTTTAGAGGATTTAATTATCATTGGAATAAAATGAGAAACTATACATGGGCTGAAGTAATAGGAGAATTTCATGAACTGGAAGTAATTGAGTTAGAACATGCCAGATCACTAGGATATGCCAAATTCAAGCTAAATATATAAAAAGAGTATAAGATAGTGCCAGCTAAATTAGGTCCGAAAGGAAAAGTACTACGATACCCAGAAGATCTTATCGATCATACCACTGATTATTTTCAAATTGAAGTTCTGAAAAATATCAAGAACACTACTGGTGGGTTGGGAAGTTTAATTGAAGAAACAGCACCAGCAGTTGCAGCAAGTGTTAAAGATGATGGTACAAAAATTCCTGAAAAGAAAGCAGTACAAGGATTTAAGGATAATGATATAAAATTATTTGGTGGTAGTAGTGGAAAAAGTCATGGAAATCAAATTAGTGATCAACATAGAAATGTACCAGCAGAAAAAATAATTATATTACCTATACCACAAAATATAAAAGATAATAATGGAGTTAGTTGGGGAGAAAGTCAATTAAATGATTTTGCTGCTTTTGGATTAACCAAAATAGGTGAGGTGATGAATACTAATAGTATAGGAGAAGCAGGAACAGTACTAAAAAATACTGCTAAAGAAAGTGCTGATCTTGTAAAAGCAAACGGTACTAGCATAGCACAATATGGAAAAATGGTTGCAGGAGTAGCAGCAGCAAATGCTCTCGGTGCTAATGTAAGTGTTCAAGGTCTATTATCAAGGGCTACAGGGCAAATAATTAACCAAAATGTCGAAATGCTATTCAATGGTGTACAAGTAAGAACATTCAACTTTGGATTTGATTTGGTTCCTAGAAGTATAGATGAATCTACAATTGTCAAAGATATAATAAGAACTTTAAAAATAAAGAGTGCTGCAAAAATGAAAAAGGATAATATGGGATTTTTAAATGCTCCTAATTTATTCAGATTAAGTTACATGAAAGGTGGACATTTACACCCATTCCTTAACAGCTTTAAAACATGTGCATTAAAAAATATAGCAGTAACTTACACTGGAAGTGGAACTTATGCTACATATGAAGATGGTACTCCAGTTCATATGAAATTGGACTTAACATTTACTGAGTTAAACCCAATATATTCTGAAGATCACGATCATGTAGGAGGAGTAGGTTACTAATGTCTAGACACTATTTTAAAAATTTACCAAATCTTAGGTATAAAAATACACTTGATTCTAATAACTCTAGAAGCAACTATATTACTGTAAAAAATTTATTTCTAAGAGCAAAACTTAGAAATACAGTTAATAGTGATGTAACATTTCTACAATCATACACTATTGAAGAAGGGTCAAGACCAGATACTGTTGCAAATGATTTATATGGAGATCCATCACTTGACTGGGTTATATTAACTGTTGCAAATATTATTAATGTAAAAAATGATTGGCCAATGAGCAGTAAAGTATTATATAAGTATTGCGAAGAAAAATACGGTAACGACCTAAATGCAACACAATTTTATGAAACCAGAGAAGTAAGAGATAGTAGCGGAAAACTAATCATGCCATCTGGTAAAATTGTTGATGCAGATTTCAGTATACCTGACCCAGATAATAATAATATAAGACTTAATTTGGGTTCATCCAACCCTTTAATATTAGGAATAAGTAATTATCTGGCAGAAACTAGAAAAAATGAAATAAAAAGGAATATAAAAATTATGAGAGAAGAATATCTAACAATGTTTATACTTGATATGAAAGATGCTCTCAAATATACTAAGTCATCTCAATACGAATCACCAAACTTAAAAATATCTACCTAAGTTTAGGTCCATTAGCCCATCCAACTAACACTAATCTTTCACCTTTAGTGATAGGTGATGCTTTATGTGGACATCTAGCATCAAAAACAACTGCTGCACCTTTACTTTTAGGTATTTCACAGTATTGATTAAGATAATCTATAAGAATTAATTCCCCACCTTCATAGTCCTCAGTACTTGAAAGTTGTATGCTTGTGCTCAATTTTCTCCATACATCTTTCTGTGGTGCAATACCATAATCACAATGCCATGAGAATTGACCACCTTCTCTATACCTAAGGATCTGGAATTCAAATCCAGTAATATCCATTTGATAATTTTTATTATTAATAAAATTAAACATGTTCATTCCCACCATATGTGGGAAACTATTTCTTAGTGGAACATGTATATCACATACTCTAAAATTCTTCTCAGCTACCTCACCAGTTTTTTGATCATAATGATCTTGCTTGCATGTATACCACGAATCTTCTGATATATTTTTACAATACTCATCCAACCCTTCAATTGCATCCTTACTCAAAGCAACAATATAAAAAGGATCTTCACGAGAATAATTATACTCATCATGTTGAGCAGTATGCTCTTTAAATTCAACCATTAAATCAATGCTTCTAATTCAGATATAGTAGTAGCGTTATTAATTGTTGTATATGGTACTGAGGGATTTGATTTAAGAGATGCAGATTCTCCCTTCATATCTGCTATTGCTTGTATATCTGTATTTTCTTTATTAATAGCAAGATACTTTGCTTCTAGTGTCTCAGTAGTAAGTGTCTTTGCTTTAGTAAGATCAGCTGTAACAGTATTACTACCATGATTATATGTCCATGCAGATCTAAAATCCTTAGAAGGTAGATTAGCAGGATCTATCACAGAATAATCTGAGGTTGGAATGTCCTTTGCTATAACAGCAGCATCAGATAGAGCACAATCCATTGTTGGGATTACTACTCTACAGTTACCGTTAGCATCGGCATATGCGATAACTTTGTTGCGTGACATTAGGCTGGAGCACTAGAAACTACAATATTAACTGCCTGTGCGTCAATTTTTTTAACCTTTGTTTCAGCGTCAGCAACATCAGAACCAAAAACATATACTGTTTGTTCAACAGAGTTGTTATCTGTATATGTTGCGACATAATGATTTGCAGCGTATCCCATTGCTTTAAAATTAAGTTCTGATTTATTTATCTATAATATAATCACCAATAACCATACAATCAATGTCCATTTTTACAAATGCCCTAACAGCATGGTATGGTGTCTCAACAATGGGTTCTCCACTATCATTGAAAGATGTATTAAGTACAGCAGGAGGATCTAACTTGGTCAAGAGATCATATACCCTAGGATTTTGATTACGGTTAACCGTCTGAATCCTACAAGTTTTATCCTCATGTGTAATAGCAGGTAACTCATCAGATGTAGAATGTTGAGAATATAACATGTAAGGAGTAATATAACTCTCTAAGAAATAATCTCCCACACATTCCTCTAATATAATACCAGCAAAAGGTCTCCAGTATTCTCTATGCTTAACCCTCTTATTCATTATATCTTTATTCTCTGCTCTAGTCGGACTCATGAATATAGACCTAGATCCTAATGCTCTAGGACCATGCTCAGATCTACCTTGAAACCATGCTACAATTTTATTATCCTTAATCATATCTGCAACTACATCAGCATCATATTCTCTATATGAAAGACTAAACATATCAAGATATTTCTTTATTTCATCATCGGTATATTCTTTTCCTAAAAAAGCAAGATTATCTGGTACAGATATTTTCTCCTCTTCTTCATAACATCCCCAAATAGCAGCACCAAAATGTACACCAGAATCATCCGTAAATGGTGGTATATGAATATTATCAAACTCTTTTCTAATTAAGCTATTAGTACATACATTAAGGAATGATCCACCAGCAAAACAAACATTATCATCTAAATGATATTTCTTTAAAACCTTTAAGAAATCTATCATACCATCTTCAAAATTTCTTTGCAAACAACATGCAGCATCTTCTGGAGATCCATCAACTACAAAATCTGGAAAATTTATGAATGGAAATGGATTTTCTGATATATTATATAATTTTGAATAATTATCTAAAGACCCATAAGCAGCAAGTCCCATAATTTTACCAGGAACACCAATCTGGGTTGACCATTTTTTTACCTCTTTACCAACCTTAGATGTATAAACTACAGCAGATCCCATTTGATAAAAAGCACCAAAATTATTATACAAATTCTCTGGCATTGTAAAGAATCTAAAGATTCTTTTTTCTTTATTAAAATATCCTATTGAATTATTTTCAATATAATCTATACTCTTAGTAAGAGGATTATAAACAGACGATCCACCACCATCTAAAGTTAAAAAAGATCCTTCATTAAAAGGTGATGTAAAAACTGTAGAAGCAGCATGAGATAAATGGTGACCAATATATCTTATCTCTGCTTTAGGAAAATGTATCTTTATTACTCTATCTGCTATACCTTGTTCTATTTGATCAATAGCAATAAAAGAATGAGGTGATACCGAATAAACGATATCAACCTCATTACTAGAGATCTTTGCACGATCTAAACAATAATCTACGGAATTTCTGGGAAAATTACCATCATATTTCTCTCTAGTAATTCTCTCTTCATTTACACTGGCAATATGCTTACCATCAACAAAGAGAGTACATCCAGAGTCATGAACATAATCACTACTATTGGTTGCTTGATTTGCATCCCAGTCATATGCCCCATAAATTCCGACAATTATCATTCTTCAGCTAACTGTTGAAAATATGATAGAGCATCGTCTTCAGCAGCAGGGGCAGCTGCAACTGGTGCTGGTTCACGATCAACATCCTCTTCTTCAACTACTGGTCTAGCAGGTGCAGCAGTAAGTTTAAGAACAGAATCTAGACGCTTCTTAAGTTCATCGTAAGTTTTGAACTTATCGGCAGATACAAGTTCTGCAAGAGAATACTCTTTTTTCCAAATTGCTTCTAGAGCATCATCATCCTTAAGGAGTGGTTTAGATGCAGCAAACTCAGAACTATCATAATTCCAGAAACCTGCTACCTTCTTAATCTTAACCTTAAAGTCTGCACCTTTCCAGAAATCAAATGGATCTACAGGTGTCTCATCCTCAAACTCTGGTTGCATTGCACTCATGACCTTATCAAAGATCTTCTTACCAAACTTATAAAGGAATACCTGTCCTTCATTAGAAGGGTTAGATGGATCCTTTACGACATAGATGTTAGCATAGTAAGAAAGCTTACGCTTTTGGTTACGAGCAATCTGCTTATCAGATTCTACTCCACTATTCCATAGTTCAGTGTTGAATTCTGAGCAAGGATCTTTTCCACCTGTTGTAGTCAAAGAGTTTTCAATATACCAACCACCTGGTCCTTGGAAGGCGTGAGAGTATAGTTTTACAAATGGTATATCTTCACCATCAGGTGCTGGTAAAAATCTTATAACTGCGTAACCGTTACCTGCTTTATCAACTTCAGGTTTCCAGAGACGGTCATCTCCTTTATTTGTTGTGTTAGACTTCTCAACCTCTTTAACGAGTTTAGCAGTAAGACTGCCAAGAGAAGATTGCTTTTTAAGCGATGCGAAGGACATAGATTTGGCCTGTGTAATTAGATTTGGCTTGTGTGACTATATTATAGAGCAGTCATGCTCTGTTGTCAATCCCTTTACGGATTTTTTCCAAAGTTCCCCTCATGTTAGAAAACAAAATATTGCAATCAACATCTTTAGGGAACCCCATTACTATAGCAGATGCCCGAACATTGTCAGCCATCTCTTTAGCACGAGGATCATCAGATAGTTTCATACGAGTATAAAGAATCTGCTGTTTTTCAAGCAAATCATCAAGTTGATCTAAATGATCAAGTTGTTCATCAAGAGGAAGTTCTGGAAATTTAAACACTTGAGAATAAATCTCCTCTTGCATTTCATTGATGGTTTCCATCTCTTCTTTAACGAAATCTGACTCAAAGAAATCACTCATTTGTATACTCCTTGAACATTACTATTTATCTCCTAAAGTGGATATTAAAGCTTACACTTATCCTTTCATTTTCGGTAGTGTTGGTTGCCGTACCATGCCATAATGTTGATGGCCATAGTGCCAATTGTCCTTGTTTTAAAGGCATTTCTTGATCGACACTTGTTACAGTATTAAAAATATAATTTGAAGATAATTGTTTAAGTGGATGTATAAAGTAGAGATTACCGTCATCCCCATTGGTCTTTAAATAATAGACTCCAGATACATCAGAAGCACCATGATCATGAAGATGTGCATATTTACCTTTCTTAGTCTTAGTAAACCAACCTTGAGTAATATTATATTCTCTAGACTGCATACAACCCAATTGATCCAGATAAGTCATTAAATTTATATGTAAAAAATCTAAGAACTTAGAACATCCTTCTAAATGGTTATTCTGAAATAATTCCTCATTGTTCCTAATACTCAACTCATGAGTATCTGGAGACCATCCTTCATTCTGTTTAAATGATAATTCACCATACTTTTTAAAAAGATCTGATTGAACTTCTTCATAAACCTTATGCTGTGCTTGCGTAACATATACAGGACAAGGAAACCAAGCTTGAGTAGTCACGGTAGTATTTTCACAATGGTAACTTGGCACGAGTAGTTTTTTTCATAAAATTCAACTGTTGTGCATCACATTTAATTTTTTCTTTCAAAGGTTTAGAAATTAATTTATTGATAGAATCAATCTCAATATTATTCTCCTCACAAAAGAGGACAATAGCATCGATGTAATTAACCTTTTGGTTCTTAACTATTTTTTCTATTTCCACTGCAAATTTAGCAGGGTTCATAAATTTTTTAGCTACTGCTTGTGTGAATTCATTTTCCATGTAATTGTAATTGATTGGTTAAAAAGTTTTCGATGTAAGAGATAAGTAGTCTCATATATTTCATTTTATCATACTCTTCATATACTACACACTCACCATCTTCACATGCCATAATAATAACTAGTTTCTTGACAGAAACACCTGTTAATTCATAATACATACACGCATACGCAGCTGCCTGTACAAAGTAACCATCAATCCAATCTCGTGGTTTAGGTGCTTTAGAAGTTTTAAAGTCAATGACTGCTAATTCTCCATCATACTCTGCTATACAGTCCACAGTACCAGCAACACCCAACTGTTTACTATAAAGAGATCCCTCTAACGAATGTATGTTATCAATTTTATTAAGAGTTGGTTTAGCAATCTTAAAAAGATAATCACCCATAGGTTGAACTTCGGGAAGATCTTCATTTAATAGATAATGCTCCGTCATGGTATGCATATCGGTTCCACGAGTAGTTGCTTTACGAGTAA